CAGGATCTTCGGATTGAAGCTGACCGCAACGTGCTGTCCAAGCAGGACGTGCTGTCTGTTGACTACCACTCCACCTATCACGTGATGGGTACGAAGTGGTCTGATGCAGGTGACAACCCCACCAATGCCAACCTGGCAACGGCTAACAAGTGGGCTGCCACCTACGACATCGACCTGATCCCCATGGTTCAGCTCACCGTCAACAGCCCTCTGGACACCACCACCATCTGATCTTTCTCGATCAGATCAAAGGCCCTACCATTAGGTGGGGCCACCTTCTTTTTGCTGCTATGGCTGCCACGATCAACGCCACACTGAAGAGTGCGACAGCCAACAGCTACGTGACTTTGGCCGAAGCCGATGCGTATTTCGAAACCGTCCCAAGCAGCACACAATGGGACAACAAGACTGACGACAAGAAAAACCGTGCGCTGATCTCAGCTACACGCTGGATCGACACGTTGAATTTTTACGGTGACCGTTGCGATCAAAGCCAAGCGCTGAGCTGGCCCCGCAACAATTATCACGTGGACCGTGTTGAACTGACCTGTTCTGCGATTCCAAGCGACATTAAAAACGCTGCTTACGAGCTAGCCAACGCACTGGCTAATGACACGGACGCTGTTACCGGCAACACCGGCACTGGAGGTTTATACGAAAAGGTCAAGCTCGGTGATCTCGAAGTTCAGTACAACACGGACAGCCAAGCCGTTGGAACGGTAAACAACATCTTCGATGTCTATCCTTGGCTGCAGTCTTACCTTGGAGCGTATTGCTCGGGCGGAAGTGGCAGCTACCAAGTCCGCGTGGTGAGGGGTTGATATGGCATTAATTGATGATGTTTTTGGCGGTATCCCGGCTACGCTTCTCAATGACTGGGGCTACGACATGACCTATGTCAAAGCAGCCACGACCGAAACCTACAACGCAACCACCGGAACGATTAGCGGCACCGAAACCAGTGTCACCGTAAAAGGTTTAATCAGCAAGCTCGACCCAAGAGAGTTTCGCGGAGAAGCTCAAAGCACTGACATAAAGGTTATTATCGGCAGTGCGGAGCTAAACGACTACTACCCAAACGTTCGTGATCGCTTGCGGTACACAGAAGCAGGCGAGACTCGCGAAGGCCGGATTATCGATGTAGAAAGTTTTAGAGGTGATTCCGCTATTTTGCACAATATAATTGTGAGGCCCCAGTAATGAAAAAAGACGCAGACAAGCACCTGGCTAAAGACTCTCGTTTAGCTTTAAACAAAACAGTCCGCACTGTTGCGCGAAACATCGTCAATGCTTTAGCAGACGCAGGCCCAGAATGGAGCGGCGATTTTAAGGATAGTTGGGCTGTGTATTCAGCTGGTACTGGCGCTCAAGGCACTGGAAATTTTCCTTACAGGCTTGGAGATATGCCGCAACTTCCCACAACTAAAAGAGATTTGGCCCGCAAAACACGTTTAATTATTGAAAACACGGCACCGCACGCTCCACAAGCGTTGGATTTAGAACCAGGTGAGTTTATTTTTCCTGGTTCTGAGCCACAGGGAAATATCGTTAGTCGTGGCAACCGTAGGGTTTCAGGGATACGCGGTGACATTGGCCCAGGAAGCGGGAATAACCGTTCTACGGCTCCTCTTGACTGGTACACCACGTTTGTCGCCAGCGATAAAATGAAACGAGCTGTTAAGAAGGGTATTAACGTTGTGACTCGCGAAGCCCAACAAGGACGTTTTACCGAGGGAGATGACTGATGAACTATCAAGGTATCCGTGCAAAATTCGAACTTCCTTTAAGTACAGCTTATGCAGCGCTCTCTCCTGCAGTTCCTATTTACTTTGACAATACGTTAAACACTATTTCTGATGCCGAGTCAGAGTTTATTCATGTAAATCTGCAGTTTGGTATTACGACTGAGCAAACACTGTCCACCGACTTGGACTACATCCAAGGGACTATCGTAATACGCGCTTTTACGGAAAAAGGTAAAGGCCCCGCACGTAATCAGACTTTGATAAGCACCGCAGTTTCCGAGCTGCGCTCGATAGGCAGTACGGCCAAGGCGTCTAGCGGTATTTACGTTCGTATAGGCGCTATAAACGGGCCGAGCTTTGGCACAGGCTCAACCGCTCAGGAGTCACGCATTTCGTTTATGCCATATTTCATCTCCCGTATTGACACGGGATTTACCGCTCAGGTTATTTCTTAATTTTTGAGCTGAGCTATCCTGTTTTTAAGCCGGGCTGTGCCCGCGTACACCCCTTATAGGTCTTTCCTATGGCCACCGTTCTTTCGGGCACTTCTGGAGCCCTTTATTACAAGCCTGCGGGCACTTCTGGAACTTTCAAAGCTGCTGATGTCACTAACGCCAGCGACACCATCAACGTCGGCACTTACCTGAATTTCAAGGTAGGCGACAAAGTTGAGTTTGGCGCTGGCGGCGGCACCTTGCCTGGCGGCTTAACTGCAGGCACTGCTGTCTTCGTTAAAACCTACGTTGCAGCAACTGGTGCCGCCACTTTCAGTGCAACGTCTGGCGGCTCTGTTCTTGCTTTAAGCAGTGACGGAACTGACGGCACCAGCGATTTTACGATCAAGTTCAGCGAATTCGAGTCAGTTGCAAACGTCCGCTCTTGGTCGTTTGAGGTGACGCGAGAGGAGATCGACGTAACCAGCATTGGCGGAACGCTTGGCCAAGTTGCTCCATTTCGCACCTTTATCTCTGGTTTTGCGGATGGTTCTGGTTCTGCTGAGGTGTACTTCACCGATGACGACACCACCATCGCCAGCCGTCTGATCGAAGACGTTACCCAGCGCAAACAGGCTGGTGCCACCTTCAAGCTATATCTGGATGCAGTCGTGTCATCTGGTACGCCCAATGACACCACCAGCCGTTCAATCGAACTTGAGGCTGTACTGACTTCAGCAAGCTTCTCCGTTACTCCAGATGACGCTCAAGCCGTGTCAGTCAACTTCCGTCCTACAACTGCTCCTACCTTTGACTTCAGCAAGAGCTGATAGGCAATACAAGGACAACGCCCCTGACATTTGTCGGGGGCTTTTTTAATGCTAATGTAGTAGCACAATCAATCAGATATTCATGGCACTTCGCGCCATTGATCGCCTCAAGAAAGCTGCAAACCTAGATCCCGTCAAGAAAGAAGTCGAGCTGTCTGATGGAACGGTTTTCGAGATGTGGATCACGCCGCTGACGATGGCCGAACGTGAACGCGCTCAACGCAAAGCCAAATCAGACGATGCTACGGCTTTTGCCTTGCAGCTTTTGCTGACCAAAGCCGCAGACGAGAACGGCAAAGCGCTGTTTGCGGCAGGCGAAATTGACGTTTTAAAGAACGAAGTCAAGGACAAGGATCTTCAGAGTCTGATGTTGGCTGTGCTTACCGATGACAGCGATGCTGACAGCGACATGAAAAGCACTGCAGAGTGAGATTAAACACGATCCTGCTCTGCAATTTCAGTTCTTCCTGGCCTCTGAGCTAAAGATGACGCTTTCTGAGCTTCAGGCTCGGATGAGTCAGGAGGAAATGATGGGCTGGCACGCTTATTACGTGAACAAAGCAGAAGAAGAGGAGAAGGCGTACCAAGCCGCTAAGCGGCGAGGGCGCTAAAGTGGCTAAAAGGCGCTAGAAAGCTGTGGCAAGCTACCAGCAGGTCATTGAGCTTGTCGTTAAAGGGCAGGAGCAGCTTGGCAAGCTAGAACAGCGTGTAAAGAAGTTAAGGCAAGAAGCAGACAGATTAACTAAGGAGCCTGCCAAGGCCGGAACAGGGGTTCTTGCTGACACGATTCAAGAAGCAGCTGATAGTCAACAAGCTTTAAACAAAGCAAGCAAGCAAAACCTACTTAACCAAATAAAACTCAACTCCGCCGTTGATCTGTACGGCAGACGGCTTCAGCAAGTTCAAACTACAGCAGCAGCAGACCAAGCTCAATTTAAGGGAAGAATCGCAGAAATTCAAGCTGCATTCCAAGCCTTTAAAACAGATGGAGACATCAGCGGTATTCAGGCAGTAAGCACTGAATTGGGCCGCATTCTGGAGTATTCAAGGGAAAACCAGCGGAATGCCGTCGGACTAGCCAAAAGCGTTGCGCGTCGTAGAGATTACGTTAGGCAAATAAAAGAGTTCCAAAAAGCAGGACTAGACACTTCTGAAGCTGAGAAATTTCTTGAACAAGCTAAGGTGTTTTTAGGGACCAAAAGATTTAAACTTGCCGAAGCTATTGAAGTTAAGCTTAAAGAGCGGCTTGGCTTACTTAGAAAAGAACAAACGCAGATTGACGCTAATACTAAAGCAGCAAATAAGCGGAAAGGTCAGCGCTCCCAAGATTTGGCCCTTGGCGCGGGCTTTCCCCTGCTGTTTGGCGGCGGAGCGGGTCAGGTATTGGGTGGCCTTGGCGGAGCACTTTTAGGTGGAGGATTCGGCGGTCAAATTCTCGGTTCGGCTCTTGGCCAACAACTTGAAGATGCTTTAAGGCGTATCCAAGAAATCGATATAGCTACGCAGACTTTAGATATGGATGCACTCGCTGATTCAGCGATTCTCGTCAATGCCGAGCTTCGCCAAACCGTACAAAAATTGGTGGATATGGGAGAAAGCCAAAAAGCTGTTGGGGTTGCTGCCGATGCAGTTCTTCAGCAGACCGGAGTTTTGCCTGAATCAATTGCAGACTCAGCGAATGCGGTCGCGTTGTTGTCGAATGTTTGGGATCAAGTTGTTGCCGCTGTTTCCGGGCTTTTATCTTTGGTTGGAACGCCGCTTATTTCTGCGCTTACTCTTGTGCTTAAGTTAGTTGGTGAAGGCGTTAAGGGTATTAACTTTTTTATTAGCTTAGCAGGTGTAGCGTTAAAAAGGCTCGTACAGCTTATTAGATTTATTCCGGGGGGAAGTCAGCTCTTACAAGGCATAGAAAACGCAACAAAAGGCATAAATGAATCCGCTGAAGGCAGGCTTGCTACAGCAAGACAAACTGGTGCTGAGCTAGAAAAAGAATTGGGTCGAGAAAGAGAGATATTTGATATTGAAAAAAGACGCGTTTCAGGCAATACAGCTGCAGCAAAGCTGACCAACGCTCAAGCCAAGCGAGATGAAGCTTTGGCAAGGCTCAGATTTAAGACTGAAGACCAGGTAGTACGCAAGCGCGAGGAGCTTGCGGATCTTCAGGGCAGGAGTGGGGAAATAGAGCGGGAATATCAAGTTCTGCTTATTAACCGGACCGCAGAACTCGAGCAACAACGTATTCTGAGGCAATACGCTTTAGACGAAGAAGCAGCTGGAATACAGAGGGCAAAAGAGCTAGCTAAACAGCAGGCGAAAGAGACGAAGCAGGCCTTAGATGCTCAAAAACAAGCTCTGCAAACCAATCTAAATGTTTTGAAAAATACGCTGTCAATCGAGACAGAACGCAACAACTTAGCGTTATCAAAAATTAAATTAGACCAAACTTTATCAAACATCAGGTTGAAAGACTTTGGGTTTATCCAAGCTGCTAGAGAAGCAGGCTTAAGCGAGCTAGAGCAACTTAAGTTGATGGGCGTAGAGCGGCTCAATAGCCTAAACATCGAAGAAAGGTTGGCTTTAGTCAGGCAAAGCGGTGCTGCTATGGCTAAACAAGAAGAAGAAATTTTTAAACGGCAGCTCAAAGCCAAGCTAAAGGCCGCCAAGATCGAATATGACGCTCAACTTTTGTCCATTGATGCCTCTGTATCCAAGGCAAAAATAGAAGAGCAGCTGACTCAAATAAAGAATCAACAGCTTCAGATACAACTCACATCTCTTAGGATTGAAGCTCAAGGAATTAAAAACGCCAACGATAGAGCAAACGCTTTTGATGAGATAAACAGACAACAAGCGTTAGTCAATCAGCAGACTGCTGAAATTACAAGGCTTGCTAAAGACAACTTAAATACGGCTATACAGCAAGCTGATATACAACGTCAGATTGCAAAAAATAAGTACGAGGAGCTTAAGGCAACAATCCGTTCTGAAGAACTGGAGCGCCGACGGTCGCAGATTCTTAGTCAGCTTGAAGCCAAGAGTGCGAAAATTGCTCAAAACACCCAAGCAGCTGCTGAGGCATCAAATCAAATAAGCAGCAGCAAAATGCTCGGCCAGAAAGATACCGTGACATATAGAACTTCTATACCCATCGACGAAGATGTTCGAAGAAGAGTTGAAGAAAGTGCTCCGCCTTTTGGGTTTAGACGCGTCATCGATCTGATCAACAAACTGGAAGAAGAGCAGAAGAGAAAGAATGCGCGATTGGCTGCGGAAGAAGAACGTGCTCAACGACCCCAACTAAGTCCCGGACGAGCCGCCTCACTAAGCTCCAGTTCTTTTAGATCCAGCGCTTTTACCGGCCAAACACCTTATGGCAGCAATAATGGAGACACAACTGTTAATGTAAACACTGGCCCCGTAATGGAGTTTAACGATAAACGATACGTATCCATGGACGATTTTGAGGCCGGACTTCGTGAAGTGTCTCGATCGACAGCGAAGGGCTCTCGAAACTACGGAGCACGTCGTTATGCAGGTGTCCGCTGATGAGTAACAGAGGCCAGGCCCAATATCTACGTGTTTACACCTCTGGTGGAGCGGACCACAAGCTGTGGCAAAATTTTTACGTCAACAGCGACATAACGCTCTCATCTAAAACCTACAACTACTTTCCGTTTGAGTGGAGCGGTGTTGGAGAAAGCTCGGCTTTGAGCGGTCAAACTGTTTCGCTGAAGATGCCTGCCACGTCATTAGCGATAAATTGCTTTGAGACTGCTTTCAAGCAGCAGCATCTGTGTCTGGTCAGCGCCTATGAGTTTGACACTCGACTAGGTGTTGTCAGTCCACAGTCAGGTCAGACCTTGATTGCTGAATTTTTGGGCTACGTCGCTTCGATGAACGGATCGTTTACAGAGCTCACAGTCGAGTTAGGCTCAACTCTGGCACCGATTGGAGCGCAAATCCCGTCTAGAACGGCTACAAATGGGTTGGTAGGAGTTCCTATACAGCTATGAGCATTCGCGCTTCAGATCCTCTGTTTTTGCTGTCGGCGCAGACCGGCTTGAGTGTTGGGGAGCTTAAGGCGAACGCTGCTGAGGGCAACCCAGATTTAGAGAAAAAGCAAGAGGCATTAAGGACTGGCGAGCCGATTCCAATTCTTTTCGCTCGCTTCAGGAACAGCAGCGGTGGCGTAATGGTGCAGCCAAAGGTAACAGAAGCGTATTTTTCTAATTCAGTCGTTGAAAACAGCTATTCAACAGACGGCGGTGCGACTATATTTGGTTTTCCTGTTGAAAAGCTTGAACTAAAGTATCTTTTTGTTTTAAGTGAAGGAAACATGGCGCAACTGCAAGTAAGAGACGTATTTTACGGAACTTGCAGGCGTGGAACGTTTAATCAAACATATGACGGCAGAGCTGGCACATGGTCTCCAGGCAATAACATCGACAACTACCATACCCAAATCGCCACGCCTAACGCGCAGGGATTCTATATTTTTAATACTACCAATTTAAGTATCGGTCAATCAATAAAATACCCAAAAATTACGTATTACAAGGGCCAAGGTAATATCATATATGGCATAAGCAACAAAGAGTATGGACTTCCTGTGTTTTGTGGTACGTCTGGCTCATACAGCGGCCTGACGACCTTGAGCTTTGAATACGATTTAGAGGACGCTGACTCTGAAGAGCTTGGAAAGACTTTAAACGTATTTGTTAGAAACGGCCTGCAAGTTACGCGCCTTGTGGACAGCGTTACAGCCGAGTCTGACAATTACGTTGACCTCGTTAAGTACCTATTCCAGAGCAACAACCGCCTAGCTGATGACTTAATCGACAATACTGCGCTGATAACTGCCGCAAACTTTACCGATACCAACGGGTTTTTGTTTAATGGAGCGTTGACGGAAAGCCAGAATCTGTTGGATTGGGTACAAGAAACCTCTATCCACTTTTTGTTGCGCGTCACTAATTCAGGCGGCAAGTTTGGATTACAGCCTCGGCTCCCTTACAACACAAATTACACCATCAAGACTACACAGGTAACGCCTGAGTTCACATTCACAGAAGAGCATATTGTTGCTGGCGGTTTTGAGATTGAATATATCAGTTTGGAAGATAGGCAGCCAGTTTGTTTTGTTATTCAGTGGCGGCAGCAGCCTGAAGCTGATTTCGGCTTGGTTCGCACAGTTGAAGTCAGGTACACAGGTGAAGCAACAAGTGGCCCATTTGTAAACATCGATATGAGTAAATACTGCACAAATGAGAATCACGCAGTAAAAGTCGGAGCGTTTCGTTTGGCGCAACGCAAGTTTATTACGCACCATCTGCGCCTAACTGTCCGAGAGTACAGCTACAACAACACTCTCACGGTTGGGGATTTAGTGCGCGTGCGTTTACGCCGCGAGACAGATGCAGGCGAAGTGGAATATCACGACAAGCTCTACGAGATCAATAGAATTGAAAAAACTTTTACAAGCACTATTCTTTACGATTTAACGCATTTTCCTATAGACACGCAAGGCCGCAGCATCGTTGCGCGTGAAGTTGCCGATGCTGTTGGAGCAGGGAACATCATTGATGTTGGCAGAACTACTTTTGATTGCGACGAAAATAGTGCAACAGCTACCACGCTAGTTGGTTCGGGGTCTGGGGGTGGAGGAAATGACCAGCCTGTTGTTCAGGACACTGAAGTTCCAATTCCACAGCCTGACCCAGAGAATGATGTGGACACCCCTTATCCCGAAGGTCCGAACAATCCAGCCGATCCCTTGGACCAGGAAGAGCCTCAATACTTAGTTGGGGGATACACCGGCACCCCAGGAACAGGAGATGTACTCACATTTAACCCCGGCTGCGCTAACCCTCTAATTAAGTGGTATAAGATCAACATAAATACAGGTAGTGTTACGCTCATCGGCAGTGGGATTAGTGCAACGCTGACAGTTAGTGAAGCATTGCAGCAAGAGGGTGTAGTAGTTTATGCGGAAGGATGCTGCCCTGATCCGTCACAGCCTGGTGGTTATGCGGTATGCAAAAAATCAGATGAAGTCGAAGTATACGATGAGATTATTAGCTGCCCCGGAGGTGGACAAGCTGGCGGTCAAGGCACCTTTACTAGGGTTATTGACGTAGGAACCGCCTACCCTGCTTCATTTGATTTTTATTATCAAGCCTATAGTATTCAGGACCGTTTTGTTATATCAGGAGCAGCAACCTACGACACGGGCTTTACCAGTGGATCGGCAACAGTTTCAGTAGCAAAAACAAGCGCAAGTCGTTATATCACCGTTACAGTTTACGCGCCTACTAGCGGTACGGCGTGGAACTACAATGTTGGATGCGCTAGTTAATCATGGCTGATTTTCCTTCGCTAACTCCGCAAAGTAGAACCTACACACCAGGTTCATATGCAGCTTTGCGTACCAGCACTTTTTCGGGCTCTGAAATATCTGTCCGGCGAAATAACGCTGCTTTTAACCACCGTTTGCGCCTCACTTTTATCAGCGAGTCAATTACGGACCAAAATACAGTTTTTTCACACTACGCAATCCACAACCGCTTTCAACCTTTTGATCTACCGACTTCAGTTTTATCTGGTGCGAACTTAACTTTTCCGCCTGACTACCAGTGGATTTACGCTCAACCACCTGAAGTTTCATACGATCCAGAAGCTGTTACGGTGTCAGTAGATCTGCAGCTCGTATCCCCTTACGAAGTTTGACATGACCGCGTTCCCTTCTTTAGTCCCGAATTCTATTTCGCTAAATCATGGATTAGCGCAGGTAAGTGAATACCAGTCTTTTGGCGTGGGACCCGTGCGGTTTAGGCATAACAATTATGTAAATGGCCAAGAATTCAACCTTGAATATCGAGGTTTAGACCAAAGCTCTATTGAGGCACTACGAAGCCACTATCAAGCTAATGGTGGAACGGCAGGAGAGTTCACAGTTCCAGCTTCTGTTCTCAATGGTCTAAATACCATAGGTTCTTCTAGCGAATATAGGTACACAGAAACTCCTACAGAAGAGCACATCGGGCTTCAGCTTTACAACGTAACCATCTCAATAAAAGCTGTCGAAGGACTGTTGCTTGAATTTGTTTTGAACGGAGGTCCAGCTATTGTCCCTGCCGAAGAGGCTTTCAATGTATTTGTGTTTACCGGAACTGCGCCTTTTCTACTAAATGGTTCTACGGCAAGCCAAGCTACACTAGTTTTGAATGCAAGCTGACCATGGCAGCCACTGAAGTCAAAGTACGGATGCAGCAGCGGCGTGATACCGCTTCTGGCTGGACTTCAGCCAACCCAGTGCTGCTAAGTGGTGAGCTTGGCATCGAGACCGACACAAAGAAAATAAAGCTAGGGGATGGCTCAACAGCTTGGAGCGCGTTGGCGTACTACCCCGGTTTTTCAATTTCTGCACACCCGCTAGCCACCGCTGACATCGCAGATGACGCGATAACGGCAGACAAGCTAGCTAACACAACCGTTGCGCCTGGCGCATATTCAGCGGCAAACATCATTGTTGATGCTCAGGGCCGCATTACGACTGCCCTTGACGGCACGATTGTCACCGCTCAGATTAGTAATTCTGCTGTCACCTACGCCAAGATTCAGGATGTCAGTGCAACTGACAAGATCCTTGGCCGTAGCAGCTCGGGTGCTGGTGTCGTTGAGGAGATCAGCTGCACATCTGCTGGCCGCGCATTGCTTGATGATGCAGACGCTGCTGCACAACGCACCACGCTTGGCTTGGCGATCGGAACGGATGTTCAGGCATTCGATGCTGACACGGCAAAGCTGGACACCGCGCAGACGTTTACTGCTGCACAGACGTTTAACGCTGGGATTGATGATGCCGATGGCAGCGTGCGAAGTGTCCCGCAAAATGCGAAGACTGCCTCTTACACGCTGGTGGCTGGCGATGCCGGTAAACATATAAGCATTACGACTGGAGGTGTCACTGTGCCCTCGGGTGTATTTTCTATTGGTGATGCAATAAGCATTTACAACAATAGTTCAAGTGATCAAACGATTACACAGGGAAGTTCTGTGACTTTGCGTCTTGCCGGTGATGGCGGAACGGGAAATAAAACTTTGGCTGGTTATGGTTTAGTTACTGTGCTTTGTGTTGCGAGTAACGTGTTTGTCATCGCAGGTGCGGGATTGAGCTGATGAGCATTGTTCAGTTGCTTGCTATTCCATCCTCAGCAGCAGCAGCAGGTGTAGATTTCAATGCCCATTATTTAGTTATCGCTGGAGGTGCTTCAGGTGCTTTTGGTGCTTTTTCTGTCGAATCTGCTGGCGGTGGAGCGGGTGGCTATAGGACTTCATATGGAACGTCTGGCGGAGGAGCTAGCGCAG